GTCAGCGACATGCTGCTTGAGACATACAACATGGCGAAATCACGCAAGGACACGAAGGCGATGGCGATGGCCGCCAAAGAACTCGGACGTGTCAACCGCGTCAATACGGACGATGAGAAAGAGTTCCCGTTCGAAATGATAGTCATCCAGCCTTTCACGCCCTCGTTCGACCCGACCATCATCGGCTGCAAACCTATCCCGAATGTGGATCAGGTCAAAGCATCGCTCCGAAAGAAGATGGCGGCAGACATTCCCGATATCGAGGATGTGGATTACGAACCTGCAGACCTGGAGGAAGAAACACTCTTCCCGGATAATAATGGCTGATATATACTTCAATAAGATCCAGCAGCGGGTGATGTTCATCGGCGCCAAGACATCGGTCATCGTAGCCGGTCGTCGTACGGGAAAAACGTACGGCATGGGTGCACCGTTCGCCCTGCGGAACATGCAGCGCATGGAGGGTAGTACCGGCGGCATCGTCGTACCGACATTCAGGCACGGTCTGACCAACACCCTGCCCGGACTCTTCTCGTGCTGGCAGGCAATGGGGCTCATCGAGGGCGTTCACTATGTCGTGGGTAAGAAACCGCCCAAGTACTTCAAGAAAGCCAAGGTTGAGCCGCGTGAGTTCGAGCATGTCATCTCCCTGTACAACGGCAGCCGCGCGGTACTCATCTCGCAGGATATCGCAGGATCCTCTAACTCGCTCACGCTCGATTGGCTGCTAATAGATGAAGCCAAGTTTATAAACTTCGAAAAACTCAAGGACGAGACGCTGCCCGCTAACGGCGGTATCCGCGCGCACTTCGGTCACCATTCCTTCCACCATTCCATGATGATCATGTCGGATATGCCGGTCGGAAACAAAGGATCGTGGTTCCTCAATTACCGCGAGAAGATGAATCCGGAGGTCATCCGCGCTATCGAGGGATGCCTGTATGAGGAATGGAAACTCAAACAGCGTGTGCGTGACCTGCAGGCTGCCGGTCAGGAAGTACCCAAGTATCTGAAGCATCATCTCCGGTCCAACAACCGTACGCTCAACCAGCTCCGTGCCGGGGCGGTCTTCTATACCGAGGTATCGACCATCGAGAACCTGGAGGTCGTCGGCGTGAACTACATCAAGGACATGAAGCGCGACCTGCCGCCGCTCGTCTTCCAGACCTCTATCATGTGCCAGCGCATCGGCATAGCGAAGGACGGCTTCTATTCCTCCATGACCGAGCGGCACAAGTACCACGCCGCCAATAACGAGTGGCTGGCCACGCTCGGCTACGGGCGCACCGAGAAAGAGTATCAGAAGCTGCTTAACAGCCAGGCTGACCGCGATGTGAATCCGGACGAGCCTATATGTATCGGCATGGATTATAATGCAAACATCAACTGGCTCGTCGCCGGTCAGGAGAGCAACGGCCGCCTTAATGTCATCAAGTCCTTTTACGTCAAGTTCGAGCGGAAGATACCCGCCCTCATCGAGGACTTCTGCACGTACTATCGCAATCACCGCAAGAAATGTGTCATCTTCTATTTCGACAGCACCGCCCTCAACAGTAACTACGCCGTCAATAAGGATGACTTCCGCAAAGTTATTGAACGTGAATTCAAATCCCATGGTTGGAAAATCAAATCCGTTTATCTCGGCCACCCGATGCGGCACAACGAGAAATACCTGCTTATCAATTCCGGATTCGCGGGAAAGCAGCGCCTTACTCCCTACTTCAATATCGACAATAACGAGGCCTTACTCATCGCTATCCAGTCTGCCGGTGTGATGACGGGCAGGAACGGCTTCCACAAGCACAAGGCCGGCGAGAAGCTGGCGGAGTCCGAGGAAAACCTTCTCGAACACCGTACGGACGGCACAGACGCCTTCGATACTCTCTATATCGGCATGAATAACAAACCCGTCAAAACCGCCGCTTTCAACATCTTCGGTACCGCATAGGCTGTGTCTTCTTGTAGTCTTCTTGTAGCCTTCTTGTAGTCTCTATACCTTATGTATTTTTTGCGCACGTACACGCGCATGTATCTTTGCACAAAAATCAGTACAATTATGATATTTTTAAGCAAATTGAATAGTTATTTCGCCGACAGACAGCACAGTTCCTTAGTCGCGGTGTCGCTTGTTCAACTCAGTGTGGGCAATGATACCATCGTCGAAAATGTAACCGGCAGAAAGGTGGATGGCAAATGGTGGTTCTTCGGGGTAGAGGAACTGCTACGGTCATACATGCAGACGAACAGCAAGAAAGTGGTCGAGGTGACATATTCTTTCGTGGGGTATGATGGCAATAATAGTCAGACGAACGCGAACAGTACCGTGAAAGTGCTGTATAACGATGCAAAGGTGGCTATCAATAGTGTCGCCGTCGGAAACTGCGACGGCTTTGCCGCAAAACGCTATCTGAATGCCGGAAAGCTCGCATGGCTCACCCCGGACTCGTATATAGACATATGGTATGTTGACTCGAATGACGAGGGACAGAAGGAAATACATTACAGAGACGGCACGTCCGAGGTGGTAACTATAACGGAGGTACAGGGAGAAGTCCACAGCTGTCGCGTGAGTTATGATGCAACGGCGGAGTATGTCACCGTCAGTTTCCGCGACAGACCGGACTTCACGGTTTACATGTTGCCGGACTATCAGGAAGTAGAGTTCTTCCAGTTCCTGGACATATTCAACTGCTGGGAACAAATCTGCATTCCCTGCGCCATAACGTACGAGCCGAAGACGGAGTTTGACACGGCACAACAGGACAACATTACCTTGCTATATGACGTAGTGCACTCGGTTGAGTTCTCTGTCAAAACTCCCGTATTGCCCGCCTTCATGTATGAGCGTCTGCTCGCGTTCTGCCGGGCACGCAAAGTAATGTACAGGATGGGGGTTACCAACGGGTTTGTGTATGTCTATATCACGGAGTACAAACTCATCAAGTCCAACGAACCCAACACCCCTGTCAGACTGGAGATGAAGTTCAAATACACCGATATCCAAAATAATGATGCGCTGATAGTCGTATGACGGAAAACAAGTCCACAGAAGAGCGCGCCAAATATGTAGAAGGCTGGAACACCACCATGACACGGATTTGGCAGGAGCGGATTCAGAAGCTCGGTGTCTATGAGACACCACGCCGCAAGAACCGCGCCGATGAACCGCACCTCTATGACTCCCTCCGGTTCTTCCCCGTCAAGCACGACGGACAGTACATGGAACTGTCACTCCACTTCACCTTTCCGGAGTACGGCATCTTTCAGGACTTCGGCGTAGGACGGGAGAAATACCGCGGCAATCCGGGAGACATAGGCGAGGAAACCAAAGCCGGGCGGGAGCGCAAGTTCCGTGAGCGACGCAAATGGTTTTCCACCAAATGGTTCGCCTCGTGTATGAACATGAAAGATTTCATGGCGCGCTCCATCGGCCACCAGTTCGTCGGTATGTGCAGCACTTCCTTTGAATCACTAAATAAATACAATTGATATGAAAAAGACTATTCCTACTCCGGCGCAGAACTTCATCAAGCGTATGAAGGAAGCCACCCTGCAAGCCTGGGCTGCCATCGTCCTAGCGTTCATTGGAGCAGGGCTCTTAATCGCGGGTGTCTGTATTCCACCGCCCGGGGAAATACACCCGTCAGTCATTCAAGGATTCGGGCTCGTTACCGTGGTCATCGCTATCTTCTTCGCTTGGGATGCTACCGTCAGAGGGCTCGGTGCCAAGTTCGAGCACGGCAAAACCAAGATCTCCGTCGGCAGGGACAAGAAGAGAAAAAAAGAGCCGTCAGACCCGCCTCCGAACGATACCGCCGCCTGAGGTCATACAGGTGCTTTTATCCATAGTTCTAATGTTCATTATTTAATTGTTTGCAAGGAGCGTGCCGCTGGAAAGCGGGGCGCTCCGACTCTTTATGCCCGCTGCATATTCCGCTTTTTCGAAACGAACTCGGCGCGCGCGCTCCGCAGGCAGGGCGGGGGGTCGATAAACCGAAACAGTGGAAGAATTTTGCATTCTTCCCCTGTAACCCCTTCATTTTCAGTACTCATTACCAAGCTATCTATGGAAAAATCCGGAAATCTCTACCAAATTCGCCCGATTTTTGAACCTAACAAGGAAGAAATCAGCAGGTTAGATGCCCTAAAAATGCCCGAAATCCGCTTTTGAAATCAAAAACAAACTTTCGTTGCAAAAAGTTGCCCGAAAATTTGCACAGTTAAAAAAAATGTCGTACCTTTGCAGCGAAAATCAAAAAAAACTACTACGGTTATGGAAGCACAAAGACAACAAATCCTCGTATGGATGGATGCCGAGGAACAGAAGATGGCGGCGAGGGGATTCACACCCTCCAAAAGATGGTACGCAGCAAGGCAGACAGCCGGAACAATCGAAGTAAGAACCGAGTTCTGATATGGTAAAGAGGAAACGACAGGATCGTGTGATGATAGACACGGAAACCTTGCTCCAAGATATAAATGAGCGAAT